ATACCTCAAGGTAATCAAGCTAGTATTACTGACGAAGATATTTCACAGATTGAACAAATGTTTGCGAGTGGCGTAGCTAATGGTGGACTCATGGATAAGGTTGCTTACGTTGCAGCAAATGACCCCGTTATTAATAAAGCCTTTAATAAAGGTGGTGCGGTTGTAAGCTTTGCAGTTGGTGGTAGTGTTCAGTCACCTTTCAATGACCCTACTAAAGTAGATGCAGTCATTGGTAAATTTATGCAGATGGTTCAAAGTAAACCTCAGATTATGGAAGAGTTATCTAAACGTGGTATCCAAGTAACTAGGACTGGAGCTAATCAACAGCCTCAACAGATTCAAAGAGATAACTCAGCGTCTCAAACAACTGAACCAGTGATGGAAGGTAAACCAACTCCAACTCCTGAGCCTATAAGAGCATCAGCAGGACTCCTTGCAGGTAATACGGGGTATATTAAATCTCCTACAATGGTTCTTCCTGCGGGTTTTAAGTCAGGTTACAATGTACCTGGACAATCCCTTACTTACACAGGTCCAGGGGTTCCAGGTTCAACTGAAACGACAGTGGCACCTGCCGTACCAGTATCTTCAGGAGTTCCTGCAGCACCTGTTGGAACGCCCGTATGTCCTCCTGGACAAGAGTATGATTCAGTTGCACAGATGTGTGTGCCACGTCAAGACTATGATGGCAGTAAAAAAGATAAGCCACCTGAGCCGCCAAACTATGACAACTTTATGAAGCAGTACGGTGAAGTAGATTTCTCTGACCCTGAAGCAATGAAGAAGTATATTGAAGACGTTTCTAAGCCGTCAGAATTTTCTGGGGTATTAGGCCCTCTTAGTATGATACCAAATGGTATCGGTGCAATAATTGGTGGTATTGGTTCAGCGGGTCAAGTAAATAGTTACGCTGAACTTAAAGTAGCTGAGTTACATGCTATAGCTAGTGGTGATGATGAGCTATTAGCTATAGCAAAAGCTGGACAAACAAAATTTCTCGCAGAGTCAGGTAAGTTTGTAAATAGTAAACTAGGACAATTTTTTGGAGGAGATGGTGCTGGAGCTTTAAAGGCTAGGTATGCAAATGTTCTTGAAGGTAGTGGACTTAATTTAGATGAGGTAGATGATTGGAATGATACGCAGAGAAAAAAATACAAAGATCTTACTTCATCAAAGAAAACAAAAGTTAAGGTAGCAAAAAAAGTAGAAGCTGCCGCAATACTTGCTAACAACTCTGGACAAATCCAACCTCGTACAGGTGATAGTGAGCAAAATCAAGGGGGAAGTACAAGTGATCAACTAAGTAACTTTGGTGTTAAAGTTACTACTGCCCCTAAAAAAGACCCTAACTACACATACGTAAAACCAACTGTTCAAGTTGATGAGCCAGACGATTATGGCTATGAAGATGCAATGTACAAAGGTGGTTTAATGGCTAAGAAGAATACCAAGAAAAAAAAGAAATAACTACACTACTCCGACAACAACAATAAGGCTACCCGGCTAAGGCTGGCCCCACATAAAGGAAATACTATGGCAGAACTACAAGCAGTGGAAACTCCACGCTCAGCAGGATTCGTTGATCCTAATTACAATAACGCTAACAAGCGCCGCATACAAGAACAGGAAGCGGAGCTTAATGACTTGATGAACAGTGATGAAGAAGCAGAAGAGGAACAGCCTAAAGCTGCTGCGCCTGAAGCTGCCACTGAAGACGGTGATGAGAAACTATCAGGCGAAGAGCGTACCTATAAGAAACGCTATAGTGACTTACGTAGTCACCAGAACAAACAAGCAGAAGAGCTTAAGGCACTCAAGGCTCAGCTAGATAACGCACAAGAGCGTGGTGACATACGCCCTCCTAAGTCTGATGAAGACATTGAGGCATGGTCACGACAGTATCCTGATGTAGCTGCTATTGTTGAGCGTATTGCAGAGAAGAAAGCACAAGAGAAGTTTTCTGGTGCAGAGAGCCGCTTACAAGAGATTGACCGTATTACTGCTGAGTCAGACCGCAATAGGATGGAAGATGAGATTAGGGCTATGCACCCTGACTTCAACGAACTGCGTAGTAGTGATGAGTTTCACGATTGGGCAGGCGAACAACCTAAGTGGGTACAGGATGCTCTATACGAGAACTCTGAAGACCCAGCGTCTGTTACTCGTGTAATTGATTTGTACAAAGTAGACAAAGGGTTAGACACTAAGACTAGGAAGAAGTCCTCTAAAGCTGCAGCCTCTGCTGTTGTAACTAAGCGTACAACTAGGCCAGACCAGAGTGACTCCACTGGAAATTTCTCTGAGTCGCAGGTACATAAGATGTCTGCTGCTCAGTATGATAAACAATCAGATGCTATTATGGAAGCAATCCGTGCAGGAAAGTTTGACTACGATATGACAGGCGGTGCACGATAATAGTAAATAAGGCATTGACATCTATAGTGTACCTAGTATAACTATAGGTGTCTCTACATTAAGTGACAAGCCTCTCGTAAGAAAGACTACCTTGCACTTAATACAACACTACCTCGCTAAGTCTAAACACACCAACTATATAAGACTCACCTGAACTAGTATAGGCCCGTATAACCTGAGTTACATAACTGATCCTTATGACTTACACTTATATGCACCCTAAAAAGTACAGCCTCTTATCGGTTAGTTTAGCTTATTAATCATAAGCCAAACACCTAATGGAGGATTTATCCCATGGCTTTTACAACCGCAACAGGTTACGGCAACTTACCAAATGGTAACTTCAGCCCAGTAATCTATTCTAAAAAAGTACAGCTAGCTTTCCGTAAATCTACTGTAGTTGGTGATATTACTAACTCAGATTATTTTGGGGAAATTGCTAGTCAAGGCGACACAGTAAAAATTATCAAAGAGCCAGAAATTTCTGTAAGTGAATATGCTCGTGGCACAAATGTCACAGCACAAGATTTGCAGGATGACGATTTTAACTTAGTCATTGATAAGGCTAACTATTTTGCCTTTAAGATGGATGATATTGAAGACGCACATTCGCATGTGAACTTCATGGATCTTGCTACCAACCGTGCTGCCTATCGTTTGGCAGACAACCATGACCAAGAAGTACTTGGCTACATGGCTGGCTATAAGCAGGGTTCTTTGCACAGCAAAGCCAATGCTTTAAATACTACTGTCAATGGCACTAAGGCTGTAAGCTCTGCAGGCGCAAACGAATTGCTTGCATCTATGCAGCTTCACAAAGGTGACTTTGGAAATATTTCCACTGCATCTGCTGGCACTCACTCAATTCCTGTGACTGCTCGTATGCCCGGTGCTACCTCGTTACCAACGGCTACTGTTTCTCCTGCTATGATTGTCTCACGCATGAAGCGTTTGCTTGATCAGCAACAGGTTGACTCACAAGGTAGGTGGCTTGTAGTTGACCCGGTATTTATGGAAATCCTCGCAGACGAGGACTCACGGTTCATGAATGCAGACTTCGGTGAATCAGGTGGTTTGCGTAATGGTCTTACCCTTAACAACTTCCACGGCTTTCGTGTATATTCCTCTTCCAATTTGCCAGCACTAGGCACTGGAGCAGGTACATCAGGTACAGCTAACCAGTTGACAAACTTCGGTGTTATTATTGCAGGACATGATTCTTCTGTAGCAACAGCTGAGCAAATCAACAAGACAGAGACATATCGTGACCCTGACAGCTTTGCTGACATTGTTCGTGGCATGCATCTATACGGTAGGAAGATTCTTCGCCCTGAAGCAATCGTCACTGCCCGTTATAACGCAGCATAGAGAGGATATAAACTATGGCTACTTTTGATATGACTCTCAGTTCTACTGCTGGTGTTGGGGCAAACGTTCTTGCTGTCCCAACAGTAGTTGGTAATACTGTACGAACCATTGAAGCAATCTTAGATATTGATGCTATGATTGCTGCAGGTGCTACCATTGCTAACGGTGACATCTTCCAACTACTTGAAATCCCTTCACAGTCAGTTCTTCTGACTGCTGGTGCGGAAATCATGAAGTCTTTTACTGCAAGTTGTACTTGTAATATTGACTTTGCT